GCACCGTATCCAGTTCTCGCAACGCTCGCTCACCAGCCGCGCCGGCGTGTTCTCCGCCGTGAACCCGCCCTCCTTCCGGTAACGCTCCTCGTCATACCTGAACAAATCAATCAGCCCGTCAATGTCCAGGCTGCTCGCCCGCCGTATCTTTGCCGGCTCAAACACCATCGGCCCGCACATCGGGTCCTCGTCACTGTGGTCCTCCTCATACAAATTGAACATGCTCCGCACTCCCGCCGCCGTGCTCTCCTCCGTCGCAAACCCGCGCGGGTCACCCCGCCGCGCCATCACGCATTCACGGCAGCCCGTCACCGGCGCAATCAAATCGCAAATCCCCCATTCCTCCTCACGCGCCCGGATATACTTTTTATACCAGTTCGCCCCCGTCGCCTTGTAGGCGTATTGACCCTCCCCGCGCTCGCCGTTCGCGTTCACCCATTCGCCCTCGTTCATCCTCGGGCTTTCATCAAACAAAAACTTCAAACCCTTCGGCCATTGCGGACACGGTCCAAACGTCGCCTGCCACAATATCGCGTGGCTCCGCTGCGTCTCCGGATCGCTCGCCATGTAAATCGTCGCCTTCCCGTCGCGTATCATCTGGTCCAGCTTTTCGCGCGCCTCGCCGCGCACCACGTGAACCTCCGGGTTGAAATTCCCGATCGCCAGTTGCCCCATCCGCTCCACCCAGCCGAACATCTTCACCAGCACCTTCCAGCGCGGGTCCCCCACGCAAGCGTCCATCTGCGCCGGCAACGTCCCATTCCCCCACCACCTCTGCCCGCGGACTGTGGGCTGTGGACTGTGGACTTCTTTTCCCCACCGCGCCGGCGGCTGAAACGGATTCCAGACGTTCCACATGAACACCACCCGCCAGTGCGGATTCATCGGCTGCATCTTGTAAGGCATCTCCCCCGCCGGACATCCCATCCGCTTCAGCATGTCCGATTGATGCTCCTTCAGCTTCAATTCCGGATACCGCACCGCCTCGTCAATAAATCCGCCCCCTGGGAGGGACGGCGTGCCGCCGTCCCCATTTCCCCACCTCCACCGCATCGGCAAACTCTGCACCAGCTTCGCCCCCTGCAAACCCTGCCCCATCGTCTGGTCATACCCATGCACGCACGTCAGCAGATACACAATCTTCCCGCCGCGCTTCGCCACGCGGCTCAGCAGCGCCCGGAACAATCCCAGCGGACAGCCCTCGTCAATTATCACCAAATCATAATCCGGCCCCTCAAAACTCTGCGGCTCCCGCGTGTATTGCGCCACGGTCTTGAACCACACGCTCCCCCGCAGCGGCCTCGGCAGCACCATGCAGTTTTCCGTGAACCCCATCCGGTCGCTGTAATTGATGCTCTTGGCAAACCCCTGCGGCTTCTTCCCCTGCTCGTTCATCTTCCGCCACTCACACGGCAGTTGCGCATAGACCTTGTCCTGTTGAAACATCTTGCTCGCCCCATCATCTTGCGCAATCATCAGCACCTTCACCCGCCCATCCGGCCCCAGCCCGTCCCACTGCACCCGCCGCGTCAGCACCCGCACCGCAAAACTCGCCGCCCAGCGCGATTTGCCCGGATTGTTCCCGCCCGGAACAAACGTCACGATATGCCGCAACACCTCCGCCTCCAGGTCCGGCCAGTGCCACAACGGAAACTCCCACCGATATGGATCACGCTCCGCGTCCGCAATCCGCTTCTCCCGCGCCGCGTGATATGCCAGCGCCGCCTCCGGCCCGCACACCGCCGCCAGATCCGCAAACTCCTCGTCGCTCAACTTGCGGAACTCCGGCAGCGCATCCACCAGCGGATGCTCCGTCCACTTTACTTTTTCTCCCTCTCCGCGTTGCGAAGCAATGGGGAGAGGGCCGGGGTGAGGTGTCCCCGTTTCTTCCACCAATGTCATTTCATCCGTCATTTGTTTTCCGTCTGCAAATCCTTTGCGCCTTCGATTTCTTTGCGCCTTTGCGTTAAAAATTCCCTCGCGCTTGCCAGCGCCGGGCTTTCCTGCTCCAAGTCAATCGCCCCCGCCGTGTCTTCCGCCGCGCTTCCCGCCAGTTCCATCTCCTGTTTCCGTTGCAGCGCAATCCCCATCACCACCCCCAGTTCGCCCACCCGCGCATCGCCCATCTTTTGATCAATGTGAAACGCCGCCTTCATCGCCAGCCCTCCCAGCACCTTCCCCATCTCCTTGCTGCTCTGCGCCGCCAGCCCGGAATACTTCGCACCCAGCAGCTTCACAATCCGCTCGTTGCAGTGCATCGTCGTCGCGATAAAATTCACCGGCATACCGCACCCGAACAGCGCCACAATCCCGTTGCGTTTCACCTCCAGCTTCTCAACCGTCGTCGCCGTGAACCGCTTCGTCGCCTCGTCATTCGGCAGCATCAGCGCCTCGTCGCTCTCCCCGCTAATCAGGTCAAGCTGTTCCCCGTTCAATTTTTCAATCGCCTCGCTCATTTTATCCAATCTTCGGTTCCGGTATTCCCTTCAAACGCGCCTCAATCGCCAGCGCCGCGCAACTGAATTGCCTGCTCAACTGCACCAGCAATTCCCCCTCGCTCACCAGCACCACCCCGCGCGTCCGGCACTGTTCCAGCAGCGCCGCCGACTCATTCACGGCGTCCTCCGCCGTCCGCATTGCCTCCTCAAGTTTCATTCTTCCGTTGCCTCCACTGTTTCGCTCGGTTCCATCTCCACTGTCGGCGGCCGATAGGCGTCCACAAACCGCGTCCACGGCTTGATGAACACCAGCGTCGCGTCCTCGCCGCTCCGCCCCTCGCGCTGTTTCTCCACCGTGCAGGTCACAATCGCCAGGTTCTTTTTCCACGTCCGCAACTGCTTCCAATCCTCGCTCACCGGCACGCGCGGCAAAATGTCCGCCACGCGCTTCTCCCACGCCTTGCTGCTCAAATCCGGCTTCCACAAAAACATGATCACGTCCGCGTCCTGCTCTAACTGGCCCGTGTTCCTCAAGTCCGACAACCTCGGTCGCCGCGTCGTTTCCTTGTCAATCTCCCTGTTCAGTTGCGCGCAAATCACAATGGGAATGTTCAACTCCTTGGCCAGCCCCTTCAGCCGCATCGAGCAATGCTCCAGTTCGTCCGCCCGGCTCCATTGCTTGCTCGGATGCCGCACATAAAGCAGTTGAAAATAATCCAGAAACAACACCCCCAGCTTGTGCCGTCGCACCATCCGCCGCGCCCGCACCTCCAGCTCCTCAATGCACATGCGCGGGCTTTCGTCAATAAACAGCCCCATCTTCATCATGTCCGCCGATGCGCACGCAAGCTTTTCAATGTCGGCGTCAGACATGAACCCATTCAAAAACTTCGTCAGGTCGGCGCCCGCGCGCTGGAATACCGCGCGCACGCCCAGGCTCGCCGCGCTCATTTCCAGGCTGATGATGGCGCACGGTATTTTCTCCACCAGCGCGATGTGCTCCGCCATCTGCATCACAATCGCGCTCTTCCCCGTCCGCGGCCGCGCCGCCACTACAATCAACTGCCCGTTTCCAAACCCCGGCAAAATGCTGTCCAGATAGTTGAACCCGGTCTGCGGCCCGATGCGGAACTTCACGCCGCGCCTGAATTTTTCCAGATACTTTTCACTCACTTCCACCACCACTTCGCGGAAAGGTTTTTCATTGGCCTCCTGTCCCGTCTCGCACAGCCTGAATAAGTCCTGGCTCACCTCGTTCGTCAGCGCGTCCACTTCCCCCTCGTAATCGTAAATCCGCCCGACGACCTCCGTGCACAGTTGGATCCATTTCCGCAGCAGGTATTTTTCCCGCACAATGTCGAGATAATAGGCAAGGTTTGCCGCGCTCGGCACCGCGTCCTGAATCTGCGACAAATAGGCGATGCCGTTCACCTGCTCCAAAAGTCCTTTGTCCTTCAGCCGTTGTTGCAACGTGATAACGTCAATCGGAATCTTCCCGTTGAACATTTCAAACAATTCGGCCTGGATGATCTGGTGCCTCAAATCGTAGTGCGCCGCCGCGTCACCCTTCAACTTCAACAGCACTTCCTCAACGCATTCAACCGGCGCGATTAACTGGCAACCCAACACTCCCTCTTCCATTTCCGCATCGTGCGGCGGCAGCCGGTCCAGCTTGATTGGATCGCTGGCTGGATTGCTTTTCCGCCGCGCCTTCTTCAATCCCATGTCGGCACCCGCCTGTTCTGAAACTGAATCAATCATGCTGTCACTCCGGTTATTTGCTCCTCACAGTGTTGGATTTCCTCTTTGAGTTTTTCGTAGTCATCCCAGTCTTCTTTGGTGGGGTCTCCAAGATAGGCTGCGGAAAGTTCATTCGCAGGGTGATTCGCCGCCCGTTTTTTTAATAATTCAAGCCTCCGCGTGTTGGCCCACACTCCGCCGCCGTTTGCCCCGCTGGTTTCCGCAGCGGTTTTTTCACGCGTCAAATACACCCCGTCCTGCCACTCCATTTCAAAACGCCAGTAGATTTCAGTCTTCCAGTCCGCAGTCCATTTTTTAAGCCTGAACGTCAACCATCCCCAATACTTTTTTGACCACCTATCCGGAATCCTCGCCGGAATGCCCTTGGCCATGCTTCCCGGATAGGATCGTGCAAACTCCAAAACCGTCTCCTCGCTTGGCCACTCCACTGCACCATCGCCTATTGCTGCTGCTGTCTTGGTTCCTGACGGTTGGTGTGCAACTTGACCCATGCAATTTGCACCCCCCCCCCCTAGCACGGGTGCAACCTTCTGCACTACCCCCGTGCAACTGTCTGCACCCCCCCGTGCAGCAGCTTGCACCCATGCAACTGTTGCACCCCTTGTCACCAGCGGAATGATGTATCGGTTTGTGAAGTTCGGTCCCATGTTTCGCTCCACGACGATCTCCCCCAATTCTTCGAGTTTTTGAAGCAGGCTTACAATGCTGCGACGGCTCATTCTGCTTTTACGGGCCAGATATTCAATGCCAGGCCAGCTTACGCCGGTGTCATTTGCGCAGTCGGCAATCGCCAACTCAAGCAACAACAACGTCCCCGTCGCCTTGCTGTTGTCCCAAACCGCCTGTAAAGCGCGCAAACTCATGCCGCCACCCCGCTTTCCAAACTTGGAACTTTGTTCCCCGTGGAACTCGCGAACACAACCAGACCAATGTCTGTTTCAAATGTCTCCGTGTGCAGCCCGTATTTTGAAAGAATTTTGGACGTTTTTTTTGCGGTGCTTTTTTGAAGACGCCGCCAGCGGTTGTATTCCTCCGACCATCCCAAAGCTTCCATCTCCTTCTCGGTCAAATGGGGAAACAACCGCCGGCGCGTCCACATTCCACGGCCCGGCGTGTTGTTGAGCACCTGACACACGTGCGCCCGGCTGCTCCCGATCTCCGCCGCCAGATAACCTATCGTCATCCGCGCTCCGGTTTTTTCATTCCGGCGCCCGTGCAACAACCTGTAAAATTTCCAGTTCTTCATCGCTCAAAATTCCTGTCCGGCCCGCGTCACCCTGCCGCCGCCGCGCGCTTTTTTGCGCCTCTTTAAGCCCAACCTGCCCGCCGCCAAGCCCGATGCGTCCTGCACGCAACCAGACCGCTTTGCCCAAAATCCGCTGTCGTCTGACCCATCAGTAAAATCAACCAGTCGCCGCCCGTCATACCCCCCCCCGGTCCTCCCAACCTCACCGATCCCCGACCTCCCACGCCTGCTTGACCGCCGACCGAAACAGAACTCCACCCGCATCACCGCCCGCATCACCGCCGAAAGCATGTTGATAATCAACACCTTGCCCGCGCTTCCCGTTTGACTGTCCATCAGCGCAACCAGCCGCGGCCATCACGATCGCCACCTCCTCGCTGATGCCCCTTTTGCCCAAACTTTTTCCCCCGCCCAAACCCATCTCCGCGCCGCTCTTTTTACCAAGACGGCTACTTTTTTCCACACTCACGAAAACCCTCGCGTCGAGCCATCGCTGGATGGCCGAGGCTGGCACTAACCAGCCACCGCCGTCACGAATCACGGGCGACATCTCGCCGCGCCGGACCAAACCCGTCACGAACTCCGGCGACCTGCCGAGCAGCGCGGCCACCTGCACCGCCGAGTAATGCTGTTCCACCGCGCCAGGCAGCAGCCCATCATCACGCAGGCGTGCAGCAATCCGTCCGGCCACCGCGTTCTGCTCTCTCATTCTGACAGACACCATCCAATTCTAAAAAAATGGCGCGCCTTGCATCCTCCAACACGCCAAAATTGACACGCACTTCCGTCATGCCGCCTCCTGTCTGAAATCCTGCCAACGCACAAAAAACCGCCCGCGCAGCAAATAGACCGCGCCTCGCGGCGAGCATAGCGCTGGCGCATTCCCGCGTCGCGGGTCAGCGCCCCAGCGCCAGCCCGAGCGCAACGCGCGCATTGCCACCGACAGCCTGGCTTGATGAGATTTACCGTTCATGACGTCCTCAAAACCCAGCGCACACGGCGGCCAACAGCGTGTTCGCTGTCCCGCCAAAGTGAATTGCTCAACAAAAAAAGCCGCGCAGCCAGCAAGTTTGACTCCTCTAAAGTTGGAAAAAACTGCGCACGGCACGCCGGGCAAATAGTGTGACTCGTCCACCGTTGCCGGTTGCGGCAAAACATCGTCAGCGGCGCCACACGCAGCCAGCGCCGGCACCAACTGCATTGAGTGTGCAGCGTGAGCCACTTCACCAATGATGAAAACAAACCGGCAGCGCCCATGGATTTTGCTTGAAAACACGCCGCAGGAGATGCGGGCTTGAGGACGGCGCTGCCGGTAAAAGTGTTCATGCTGCCAATGCCTTTCTGTCAATCTCGGCAAACCGCCGCGACAGATTGACAAGCGTCACCGAATCA